TGCTCCAGTGGCACACGGAGGAATGCCGGCGGTCGGCCGAAACGTATGGCGTGGCCGTCCCCGAGTACACCAACGCACGCAGCCTCGAGCGCGCCTTCCGCGCCTACATGGCTGAGGGGTATGCCTCACTGCTGCCCCGCAACATGGGCAACGACGCGGCGCGGAAGGTGTCCCGCCGGGCTGAAAACCTGATCGTGGCGCTTTGGCGAACGAACGACAAGCCGTTTGCAGCCCGAGTGCACGAGCTCTACATGGAGTTCGCGGCGGGCGATACGGAGCTGTTCGACCGGACGACCGGCGAGGTGTTCCGCCCCGAGGATTACCGTTACAAAGGCCGCCCGCAGGCGGTGAGCTGCTCGACCATCCGGCGGTACCTGAAAAACGTGGTCAACGAGACGGCCGTCTATGCCGACCGCAACGGCCAGTTCGACTACGCCAACTCGCAGCGCCCGAAGCATGTGCGACACAATGGCCGGTTTGCCCTCTCCAAAATCTCGATGGACGACGCCGTCCTGTCCCGAAAAAGCACCCGCGGATGGGTGGCCAAATACCTCTGCGTGGACGTCGTCTCGGGCTACTGGTTCCGCCCGGCCTACACCGTGGGCACACCCACGCTTGACACCGTGATGGAGGCCTTCCGCAACGTCTTTTGCGAGCTTACGGAGCTGGGGTTGCCCATGCCAGCCGAGCTGGAAGTGGAGCATCACCTGATGCAAAACATCGACTGGTTGCCCGAGGCCTTCCAATTCGTCCGTTTCTGTTCGTCGCCCACCGAGAAACGGGCCGAGCACAACATCCGGTCGCTCAAATGGGGTACATCGAAGAAGCAAGGGCACATGTGTGGCCGTTGGTACGGCAAGGCGGAGGCCTTCAAAAGCGTGCGCAACAAGGTGCACGGCGATTTCATCGATCCCACTTTTCAACCGCAAACGATCATTGCCGACGATTTGGCAGACATCGAACTACACAATAATGAACTACACCCGCGGCAGAAAGAGTTCCCCGGGCTGACCCGCCGTGAGGTGCTTTTGAAACACGCCAACCCGACGCTGCGGCCGATCGCGCCGGAAAGGCTGTATAAACACATCGGCAACGTGACGGAAACGACCATCCGCAACAACGACTACGTGCGGGTGGCCAATGCCGAGTTCGCCCTTGCGGACTTTGATATACTCAGCCGCCTTCAGCCGAACGATCGGCGCGTCACGGCCTACTGGCTGCCCCTCGAGGATGGCTCGGTGCCGTGCGTCTACCTCTATCAGGGCGATGTCTACATCGGCCATGCGACAGCTCGGGCGGAGATGGCGTACAATGAATGCGCCGCGGAGCGCACTGAGGCGGACGAGGCGCGGATGCTCGTGCAACATAAGCGTGCGGCGCGCTTCGACCGGATGATCCGCGAGCGGCGCCGGGAGATCCCCCAGGTGGGCCGGATCAGTAAAGAGACAGCTGAGGCCACGGCCGCGGCGCCCGTCCAAATCGTCGAAACCCGTCAGCCGATCGGCTATGAGGAAGACGAGCTCACGGCCTCGATGGAGGATTGGGCCGCTCGCGCGATCGATCAATTATGAGTCAAAGGGTAGTACGGCCTTTCGGCCGGGTAGTTATGCGCCTTCGGCGCGGTAGTTACGGCCTTACGGCCGGGTAGTTAGAAGAAGTAGAAGAAGTAAGAAGTAGATCCTACCCTATAACTACCCTATAACTACCGCGGCGAAGCCGCATAACTACCGGGGGCGAAAGCCCCCTAACTACCCTCTAACTACCGCGGGCGCAAGCCCGCATAACTACCCGGGCGACCTCGAAGAGGCGCCCGTAACTACCTGCGCCGCAAGGCGCATAACTACCGCGGCCAAAGGCCGCATAACTACCCCAACATTAGGAATCATGGTAACGAACGAATACAAAGAGAAAATCCGGGCTGCGCTGGCGGCGCGTCGGGCCAATTTCGATGGCTCGGACGCCCGCTTTGCCGCCACGCTTGGCATCGGCAGCGCGCAATACAGCCGCATCAAGCGGGGCGAAACGGTTGGGGTGCTGGCCGACGAAAAGTGGATTGGCATCGCCCGCCGCTTGGGCGTCGGCCTGACCGATGCGCCGGCATGGCAGACGGCCGAAACGCCCGTCTTCAAATACATCACGGCGCAGCTCGAAATGTGCCAGCAGAACGGCCTCTCGGCCATGCTCTGCGACCTGACCGACATCGGAAAGACCTACACCGCCCGGCAATATGTCAAAACGCACCGCAATGCCGTCTACGTGGATTGCTCGCAGGTCAAAACGCGGCAAAAGCTGCTGCGGGGCATCGCCCGAGAGTTTGGCGTGGGTAGCACGGGACGGCTGGCGGACGTCTACAACGACCTCGTGTTCTACCTCAAAACGCTCGATCGGCCGCTGGTCATCCTCGACGAGGCGGGCGACCTCAGCTATGAGGCTTTCCTCGAGATCAAAGCCCTGTGGAACGCCACGGAGCACTGCTGCGGGTATTACATGATGGGCGCGGATGGCCTCAGCGAAAAGATCCGCCGAGCCATCGACAACAAGAAGGTGGGCTACGCCGAAATCTTCGGCCGCTTTGGCAAGCGCTACGGCAAGGTCGTGCCCACGGCCCGCGAAGAGGCCGAGCGCTTCCTTCAACTGACGGCGGCGATGATCATCAAAGCTAACGCCGGGGCGGATACGGATGTGAACCGCCTGCTGCGCCGTCTGATGGGTGAGGATAACACGCCATCCCTCCGACGCATAAACATCGAACTGTCAAAAAGAGCATAACGACGATGAAGAAGGGACTGACAGCGCGCAATGTGTTGGCCACGAAGTTCAACACGCTCGGGTTTGATGGCGTGTGGCGCGATGCGGTGGGTGATCCCCAGCTGACGGGCAGCTGGATCATTTACGGGGATACGAAAAACGGCAAAACGACCTTCGCGATGATGCTATCCAAATACCTCTCTGGGTTCGGTCGGGTGGCTTACAACAGCGTGGAGGAGGGCAATTCGCGGACGATCCAAATGGCTGTCGACCGCGCCGGCTTGCTCGAGGCGGGCGCCCGCTGGATGTTACTCGACCGCGAAAGCAAGGATGAGCTTTGCGAAAGGCTGCGGCGGCAACGCAGTGCGGACATCGTCTTTATCGATTCCGTGCAATTCATGGATCTGAAGTTTTCGGAATACAAAGACCTCAAACGACGTTTTCCCACGAAGCTGTTCGTCTACATCAGTCACGTGGACGGCCGTCGCCCATCGACGCCCACGGCCCTGCGCATCCTACGCGATGCCAACGTGGCTTTCCGCATCGAAGGGTTCAAAGCCTTCCCCACGAGCCGTTATGGCGGCGGTCGGCCGGTGGTGATCTGGGACAAAGGCGCGGACGAATACTGGGGGCGAGAAAAGGAAGTAGGGGCGGGCAAGGCCGCCCGGTAGTTAGAAGAAGTAGAGAATGATGAAAACAATAGATAACGATCACCGGAAGCGGCAACTGCTGAAGCGCTTCCACATGCTGCTAAACAGGGCACGGATCGATGAGGACGGTAAGCGCGAGATCCTCGCCTCGTATGGCGTAGAGCATTCCTCGGAAATGGATTGCGCGGGACTGGCTGACGTGTGTAGTAAACTGGCCGTGGCGATGACCCCGCGGGCGTCTGAGGCAGATCGCTGGCGCAAGCGGGTGATGGCCGCCGTGTTCGGCTACTGCCAAGCAATGGATTATGAAGCGGATGTAAATCGGGTAAAGGCCATTGCCTGTCGGGCGGCCGGTGTGACGAACTTCAACCGCATCCCGCTGGAGCGTTTACGCAGCCTTTACAACGCCTTTATGCAGCGTGTAAAAGACATTGAAAAAGTCGGCCGAATGGCGGACACACCCCAGGGCGGCGGGGGCTTCCTCTATGTGATGTTCCCCGACGGACGGAAAGAGATCCCCAACGCATAAATGTTGAGGGCTTCGCCCTGTTGAATTGTTGAATTGTTGATTCGTTGAACATCTAAACAGATCAACCCTTCAACAACTAAACATCTCAACAGGCCGCAAGGCCCAAACAGATAAACACCTAAACGCATAAACAGAAATGACAACAGTAGAAATGACGGCCGAGGAGCGCCAAGAGTTTGAGGCCTACAAACTGGCCAAAGAGAAGAAAGCGGCGGAGGCCAAACGGAAGTCCGATCGCGAAGCCTACACGGAATTGGTGGATGAGACGATCGCGGCCGTAATGCCCGAGCTGACGAATATCAGCGAGGCTATCGCCCAGAAAAAGTCGGCCGCAGCGGAGGCCTTCCGCGGGGCATTAGAGATGAAGGCGGAGCTGTTCGGCGTGAAAGACGATCAGCAGTCGCACACGTTCACCAACTCCGAGGGCACGATGCGCATCACCATCGGGCACTACATGCTCGACAACTACCGCGACACGGTGAACGAGGGTATCGCGATGGTCAAAACGTACATCGAATCGCAGGCCCGCGACGATGCCAGCCGCGCGCTGGTCAAGGCCATCCTGCGGCTGCTGTCGCGCGACGAGGCGGGCAATCTGAAGGCCTCCCGCGTGCTACAGTTGCAAAAGATGGCCGAGGAAACGGGTGACGAACGCTTTATAGAGGGCGTGCGCATCATCCAAGAGAGCTACCAACCCACGCCCTCGAAAGACTACATCCGCGCGGCGGTACGCGACGAGTCGGGCGCCTGGGTGGCCATCCCCTTAAGCATGACGGACGTATGATCATCGCAGTAGACTTTGACGGAACGATCCACGACGGCCAGTGGCCGAGGATCGGCGAGGCGATGCCTGGGGCGCGTGAGGCGATCAACGCTCTGCGCGCCGAAGGGCACTACATCATTATCTGGACATGCCGCGAAGGGCGCCAGCAAACGGAGATGGTGAACTGGCTGCTTGAAAAGGGCATCGGCTTCGATCGCATCAATGATCATCGGCCGGACGAGGTGGCGGCCTATGGCAGCAACGCGCGCAAGGTGTATGCGCATTGCTACGTGGACGATAAGAACGTAGGCGGGATGCTCCCGTGGAAAGATATTGCCGCGTGGATCCGCCATCGGGAAGCGGCCTACCGGGCGGCACAGGAAGCAACAGACGGCAAGGCATGAAAGAGATGGCGGCGGGGATGATTCATATCGGTCTGTTCGATGGCATCGGCGGGTTTGGCATGGCGGCCGCATGGTGTGGCATCGAGACGGTCGTATCGTGTGAGATCGGCGCATTCGGTTCCGACGTGCTGGCCTCCCTGTTCCCCGCCGCCTATCATCATAAAGACATCCGTACACTGACAAAAACGATCATCGATGAAAGACTTATTCCACGATTCGGCGTCGACTACGGCCGCCGTACGATACTCACCGGGGGCTCAGCCATTCAGTTCAACAGGGAAGCGCCGCGGAGCGGCGGATGACCGTTACCTCTGGCCGGAAATGCTGCGCATTATTGGCGACATCCGACCGCGCTGGGTTATTGGTGAAAACGTTGCTGGCATCCTCTCGATGGTACAACCCGCTCACATCGCTACGCTGGAAAGCGAGCCCGATCTGTTCGGAGCGGGTAACGAGCTTCAAACGAAATGCGGGCAATACACCGTCCACCGGATCTGCAAAGACTTTGAAGCCATCGGATATACCATCCGGCCGGTGGTTATTCCGGCTTGTGCCGTCGGGGCACCCCACCGACGTGACCGAGTGTGGTTCCTCGCCTCCGATGCCGCCGCGGACGGTGAACATTGGAGGGCACACGATAACCCTGCCTCCGCGCCTGCTTCCAACGCCACGAGCAAGCCTCGAGGCAGCAGGGCTGAATGTGAACAACAAGAAAATGGCAGCGAAGAAGGGGGCCAGCTACTTGGAGGAAGTCGTGGCTGGGTTCGTAGTCCGCGCGGGTGTTTCCGGGATTTTCCGAATGAATCACCGGTTCGCACTGACGATGATGGGATATGCCCCGAATCACTGCGCCGCCGGATACGAGCGGATTTTGCGGACTGTCTGTCTGATGATGAAATCGAAGAAGCTATCCACCGCGCCGATAAACGATTCAACGAGGAAGCCCTAAGAGCGGCCGGCAACGCGATTGTCCCGCAAGTGGCTTATGAGATTATACGGGGGATTGTAGAGATAGAGCGGGGGGAGCATTTTCCTGACGTCAGGAAAGAAGCAAGCAAGGTATAAGAGTAAGATGTTATAAATTTCTTTTGATAGAGGCGGCTGGAGTCCGGGATGGATAGGCCGCCTTTGCTGTATATAGGCAGGTGACATTGTGTCTACCTTTTCACCTGCCAAATCGTCGCCCTTTCCCTCCGCTTTTGCTTCCTTTGCAAAAGCAAGGACAAGCAATCAATGATGACCGGACAGAACCAGACGAAAGAGGGGCAGAACCAGACGAAAGAGACGGAGGAAAATCCTTCCATGTGTTTGACACGGGTGGAGCGTCGCGAGGCGCGCCGCCGGCTGATGGCCGCACGCTTCTATTACTGGACGGAGGTGCGCCGTCGCCGCTTCGATGATGTGATGCACATTCTGTCCGAGCATGAGTTTTTCGTAGACGAACGGTCTATTATGGACGTGCTGCGTGGGGTCAGCCACTACCTGTCCGACCTACATACCCGCCGCGAAACAGCTGCCGCCCTCCGCCGTGCCTACCCCTCGTGGAACTGGGAGGGGTAAAAAACGCTTTCAATACCTCTTCTTATTCACCGGCCGCGTGCCGATCGACCACGCCGTGGGGGTAATAGCGGCAACCTTACGCTGAGCCACGAAGTACCCCCCTTCCACTGCGTCTGGGCCGTCGGCCGGGGCGGGGAGTCCATCATCGAAGAGCTTAAACTGTTCCTCGAGCCGTTGCATGTGGGGATTCTCTTTTTCGGCGATGTTGAAAATCAGGTTGCCCGCCCGATTGAGTGGCTCAAGGTTGCCTTCAATTCGGGCGAATTTATCCGGTTTGGCTCGCTCGTCGGGTGCGATAGAGATGATGAATTTCCGTTCGATGGCCTTTTGCAGGAAAAGCGGCTTGAAAACCTGTTCGTAGAAGGGATCCTGTAGCTTATTATTCTCGATGTAGTTGTAGATCGTCGTACGGTCGCGGACGTAATCCTTTTGATAGTAGTACCAATTGACGAACTCATCATTGGTGACGTGGTCGAGGAAGGCCGTAATGACATACAGGCGGCCATCCAAAATGCCCAAAAGCACGTTCGACTTAAACGATCCGAGCGCTTTCACGCCCTTGCGGTGCGTGGTGCGATTGGAGGGCGCTGGGTCGCCATAACTAATGAGGAAGGGAAACTTATTAAGCGGGGGCACGGCGCCCCATGTGATCTCTTTGAAATACGTCCCTTCAACCACCGGGTTATTGAAGCATTCCTTTTGCACCGAGGCGGCCGACACCTGAGCGAGTACTTCATCGATCATCGCCTCTGTATTCTTTTCCGGCCAGACCGAAACGCCCTCAGCAAAGTCTCGCTTGGGGTCGGGGCGGCGGATGTCTACCATTCGGATATTGATGATGTCCCAATTCCCCAGCGGCTTGTCCCTCCCGGCCAGCTCACGGGCACGCGCGCCAGCACGGGCAATGCAACAATCACGGGCGATGATATTGCCGCACCAAATGACAAGAAGGGGCTCGCTGAATGAGCGTGTAAAGTAGAGGGCTTGCTCGAACCAATTCCATTTGTCGGCGATGATTTCAGGGTTGCGGCATTCTTCGTCCGTGTCGAAATCATCGGGCAGGATGACGTCTGGGCGTACCTCGTCGAGCTTGAAACCACGGGGCGATTGGCGCGCACCCACGGCAAAGAAGGAAACGCCTCGGGCGGTGATAAAATGTTCCTCCGTCCACTTTGTGCCCCGCTGATTGCCGTAATAGAAGGCGATTCGTTTGTTGGCCTCGAGCTGCGCCCGGTAGACACGCAGCAGGCGCTCGGCATTGTCGCTACTGTTGGAGGTCAAAAGGATGTTCCGCTTGCGGCCGGTGAGCGCTAAAAACATCACAACGAACATCACCGTGGTACTCTTTGACAGCTCACGCGCCCAGGAGAGCACCTCGTACCAGTTACCCTCCGTGGCTTGCCGAATGATGCGGGCGATAGCCTTCTTTTGGAAGCCTGCAAAGTCATATTTGGCGAACCGTGGGAACAGCTCTTTGATCCATTCGAGGGGATGTGCCTCGAGCCATTGGCGACGCCTTTTCGCGTTCGGCCACGGGCATGGCGCGATCGATGGCCGTTTCTTCGCGGATGGATTGCAGGTATTGCTCCCATTCCTGTAAAGCCTGTTTGTCCGTCAGCTTCATCGGAGCATCTCTTTAATGTATTGATCGAATAGGGCGCTGACCTCAATGGCCTTTGTGGGATCGAAGGCGCGCAGCCAATTCAGTAAGGCCTGCGATACATTGATCACATCGCGGACACCGCTGCCGGCTTCCATTTCCATAATGTCGCGACGCAGGTCACGGCGGGCGAGACGCTCGTCTTTGGTGGCAAAGCGCTCGCCCTCGGGGCGCCCGGCGATGTTGGCATCGATCTCGCCCAGCTGCTTATACGCGGCCAGTAGGGCCTGTTCGCGGCTTTGGGTGAGGGATCGCTTTTCATCCTTCCATCCATCATCCTTTGCCCATTTCCCAATGGTGTTTTCAGACACGCCGAGCCACCCGGAAATTTCCTTGAACGTCCAATGCTGATAAAAGAATTTGAGCCGTGCCAGTTCACGCTGCTGCTGGCGGGCGGCCTTCGTTCCGCCTTTGGGGGGTTGTTTATCCATCTTACTCTACCTGTTACATTAGTAATTATACCTGACAAAATTACAGTCAGAGGGCGTTTGCCCGAAAAGAGTCGTGCAAAAAACTGCTGATTTCATCGGAAAAACCGCTGAATCTATCAGGTTTTTACACGCTGATTTGCGGAGATTTTGAGGGCCTGACACTTTTGCAGTCGACAACGAGATCACAATGGCTGTAAAGACTTTCATATTACACGATGAGACGGTGAACACGTATGGGATCCGTATGCTGACCGCGGGGGCGAACTTGGATGAGTTCCGCCGTAACCCGGTGATGCTGCTCAATCATAACGACTGGGAACTGCCCATCGGCCGGTGGGAGAATATCCGCATCGAAGGGACGCGGATTCTGGCCGATGCCGTATTCGATGAAACGGATGCCCGCGCCAAAGAGGTAGCCGGGAAAGTGGAACGTGACTTTCTGCGCATGGCCTCTATTTCTGCGTGGGTGGATGAAGCATCGGAGGATCCGGCGTATCGCATGCCGGGACAGACCGGGCCGACCATTGTGCGTTGGACAGCGCGCGAAGCGTCGATTTGCCCCATTGGAGCCAACCACAATGCGCTGGCGCTCTATGACCGTGCCACGGGTACGCGGGTAGACCTCAATGACCGTGCGCAGGTGATCCGCCTATTTGCTGAGCGCCCCGATACCGCAATTTCAAATGATACATATATGACACTGAAGGAACTTTTGAAACTCAATGATGCCGCTGGCGAAGCGGCTGTAACGGAGGCGGTCGAGGTCATCATCCGCAACCGCGACGAGCTGCAAACGGAGACCGTCCGTCTCCGCGACGAAAACAAACAACTGACTGAGCGACTCGAGTCGATCAATAAGGCGAAGAAAGAGGCGGAACAGGCCGAGGCCGTGCGATTGGTGGATGGTGCCATCCGTGAAGCCCGCATCAATGCAGACGGCCGCGAGGCATGGCTGAAAGACTTTGAGACGGACTTTGCGCAGGCTTCCGTCCGGCTGGCATCCATCCCCAAGCGTCCGAGCATCGCCGCACAAGTCACACCCGCAGGAACGGCCGCCGGCATGGTGCAACTGGCTGACATGTCATTTGCCGACATTCTGAAGGCCGACAGACTGAAAGAGCTGAAAAAGGATCACGAGCTCTATGTGCAGAAATTCCGTGAAGCCTACGGCCATGATCCGTCCTGAAACAGCATTGCAATAACAATTAAACAGTATAGAAATGGGATTGAATAAAGAGATCTGGATTCCGGAAATCATTGAAAAGTTTTATCCGAGCAACGCCCTGTTGTCCTACTGCAAAAACCTCGACGCGTGGGTGGATAACAACGCACTGAATCTGCAAGAGGCTGGCGTAGATCCGAAGGTTTACATGGATAATACCGTGTGGCCGATTCCGGTAGTCACCCGCACGGATGTGCCCCACCAGCTGCCCTTGCATCGCTTCGACACGGAAAACACGGTTTACCGCGATGCCATCGAGGTAGAAGAATCATCGGAGAAACGTCAAAGTGTCATCGAGGGGCACAAGAAGGCGCTGCTGAAGCAGTTTACCACGCTGGCCGCCTTCAATTGGGCGCCGCAGAAAGACACCCCGACGACCCCCGTGACGATCGCCGGCGGGACAGAAACCAACAAGCGAGGGTATAAGATGCTGAGGTTCGAGGACATCCTCGACATGGAACTTCGATTCAACGAGCTGGAGGTGCCCGAGGATGAGCGCATTTTGGCGTTGAACCACGTGCATGCCTCGGACTTGATGCTGCAAGACCTCAAAGCGTACAAAAACATCTGGAATGAGAATCGCCTGTTTTCGTTCCGCGTCGTACGTTGCTCGCTGACCCCGGGTTATCTGAATACGACGCACGAGAAGAAGGCGTGGGGTGCAGCGGCCACCACGGACGATGTGCCTGCCTCACTGGCCTACCACGAGGATTCCGTGGGTCGCTGTCAGGGTGATTTTGACATGTATTCCGCGCTCAAAGACCCGCAACACCGCGGCGACATCATCGGCTTCAACATGCGCGGCATGGCGCTGCCGATCACGGGCAAATACATCGGCGCACTGCTTTCTGCTAAATAAGCGTAGAAGTGGCGATGTACAGAAATGAGACCACGGGGCGGCGGTACACGTTCGTTGCCCCGGACAGTTTAGAGGGGCCGGATGTGGTCATGGTACCTTTCCCGGCCGCGGCGCTGCGCCGGCCTACGGCGGACGGCATCATCGGTCACGATTGCAATCCTTGCATCGTACCGGTGACTGCCAATGACCCGACCGAGCTGCGCGCCTTCCCGCAGGGCATTCAGCCGGCCTCCATGCTGATCGTGGAAAACGAGACCGATAAACCGGTGACTGTTTCGGGCATTCCGTGCTACCCCGGGGATACGGTGATGATGTACACCGGCGGCGCGGACAGGTACGTCCGTCTGGGTGGCCCGGCCCCGTGGGTGAACCCCACGGAAGCGGCGCCAAAGCCGGAAGAATCTACGGCGGTGGAAGCCTCCGAAGCCGCGAAGGCGCCCGAGACGGTGGAACCTTCCGAAGCCGCGAAGGTGCCCGAGACGGTGGAACCTTCCGAGGCCGCGAAGGCGGAACCATCCACGGAGGCGAAGGCCCCAAAGGCCGACCCTGCAAAAACGAATAAGTAACCCTGCTAAGGTGTTTCCCCTCACTTTTTTGTTCGTTCCGAGGCTGCGCGCACTGGCCGACCTCTCTCCCGGCCGTGCGCGCGCCTTCTTTGGGGAACTAAAAACGAAAAGTGAAAAGCTAAAAACGAAAAGTCCTACCGGCAGGAGAGGCACCCGGCCGCGGGTCGTTTTTCACTTTTCACTTTTCGTTTTTAGTTCCCTGCTCTGCCTGACTGGCTGCCGCCTGTTGCGCATGCCGTACACGGAGCGAGAGATGACGCAAAGGGAAGTCGTCGAGACGGTGCGCGATACGCTCGTGGTCATCGAACCCGATTCGGCCCTGATCCGCGCCTACCTGGAATGCCAGTCGGGCAGGGTGGCGCTCTCGCGGCTGATCGCCGTGCCCGGTGCGCGCATCGTGCCGAACGTGACGCTGACGGACGTCCTGACCGATACGGGCTACCGCGGTGCCCTGCTCGATGTGCACTGCCACGAGGACAGCCTTTGCCGGGTGATCGCCCTGCGCGACCGCACGATCCGCGAGCTGACTGACCGTGTCCGCACGGAGTATGTCACCGTGGAGCGTCCCTTCCGGTGGCATCACCGGGCGCTGATGGGCGGCGGATACGCCTTTCTGGCCCTCGTGCTCGGCATGGCCGCGTGGCTCATCGTGCGGCTCTACATCAGAGGCCGCGGGGGCATCCCCTAATTATTACAACCAACAACCATTAACAATTAAAGAAAGAACATGGCATTAGGAAAGAAAATCCGATCTGTCGGACTGAGCGCCATCCTGTTCGGCGACGTGACAGACGGCGGCGCTAAGATGCCGGAAGAGATGAAACAGCTGGCCCGCACCCTGAAGGGCACGGCCACTTTTACCACCGAACAGGATCAGACACAAGAGTTCTTTTGCGAGGAAGAGCCGGATGCCCCGGTGGAATCCGTGATCTCGGAAAAGGGATTGAAGAACCTCACGTTTAACATTCTCGAATGGGATAACGCAGTGCTGCAAACCCTGTTTGGTGGCAAAGAGGTAGATGGCAAAATCAAGGATCCGTCTGGCACGGAGCATAACGTGAAAAAGTTCATTCCTCCGAAGGATTACGTGGAAGTGGAAAAGGCGCTTCGTGTGCTTACGCCTTACAAGGTAGGCTTCGACCTCCCTCGCGCAAAGATCCTTGCTCGCTTCCAGTGGAACCTGACCCGTACGGAGATCGCGCAGATCGAAGTCACGGCGCGCTGCATGGCTCCCGATGGAGACGATAGTGGTACCTACGAGGTATTCAGCTGGACGGCATAATGGAAGAAACGGAAAACAAGCGGGCGGTCGAGATCGATGTGGCCGACGCGCTGTTGGATACGGGGCTGCTGGTCAAGGTGCCGGCGCCTCGCCCACTGCGCATGTTGGGGATAAAGGTGTTCCCGATGCGCTTTCGGCGCCCCGTCTATGCCCAGCTACTGCGTATTTGTCGGATGTATGTGTGGCCGGGTAGTTATGCGGCCTGTCGGCCGCGGTAGTTACGGGCTGCGCCCGGGTAGTACGGCCTAAAGGCCGAGTAGTTATGCGGGCTGCGCCCGCAGGTAGTCAAAGGGTAGTTAGGGGGTAGGTTCTACTTCTGACTACTTCTACTACTTCTAACTACCCGGCCGCAAGGCCGTACTACCTGCGCCGAAGGCGGCCTATCTACGCCGACGGATGGATGCCCAAACGATGGCTGAGCTGGCCAAAGTGATCGTCCTGCTAAGTGGTGCGGGCCATTTTACGACTATTATCAGATCGATTGCTCATCTACAGGTGACGACTCCGAATCTGAGCCGGAAAGCGACGGGGAGTTAAGGGACGAAGGCCCCCATAGCCCTTTCGGCGCACTGTTCCAGATCGCCTCGCAAGGCGTTTGGACGTGGCGCGAACTGATGTATAAAGTGCCGTGGAGCGTTGTGCTGGCGGCCATCAATGACCAACCCAAATACGGAAAGAAGAAGCCGGCTGATGAGGGCGAAATCACCTCTGAGGCCGAAGCCAAGAAGTTTTTCAATCTGGCTTAAAACGGCGGGACAGCCTCCGCCCCCATAACCCACCAACAACTAACGAGAAAAGGCCGTGGCCGACGAAAAAACGATATACGTAACATTCGAGTTTCAGGGCAATCTGGATAAGGATGTCGACGGCGTGACGAACAGTCTCGACCGATTAGAGATAGAGGCCTCCAAAGTCCTAAAAAAGATGGCTGAGGGGAGCAATCTCGTATCGCGGGGCTTTCGTGTGCAGGCCGATGCCATCAATAAGCTGCCTGGCCCACTGAATACAGCCGCCTCGGGAGTGGGATCCCTCTCTAAAGCCTTTGGGGCCCTCAAAGCCTCTGGGATTGTTTTTCTCCTCGATGCCATCGTCGTGGCCCTGCGATCCTTGGTGATGTGGTTCAACTCGTCTGTTGAGGGACAGATGGAGTTTGCCCGTACCTCTGGCTATCTTTCTGGTGTGATGGGGCAGCTTAGGGAATCGCTCATTAAGCTCGGCGAAACGATCTATAACGCCGTCCGTGATCCGATAAAGGCTGTAAACGATGTGTGTGGAGCCATTTTGTCGAATCTCGCCAACCGCTTATTGGCTTTGGGGGATATGTTCAAAGGGCTGAGCAAGATCATTTTCTCGGGCTTTACGGAGGGTTTTGACGAGCTTAATGCCGGTTTTTCAAAATTCTACTGGGGAATAGATCGTGCCAATGAGCGCGTGTCTGATTATCTCACGTCTATACATGAAGCCGCCAAAAAAACGGCTGAGTTGGGTGTAGCTGGAGAAAAGCTGTCGCGTGACCGTAGCGAATGGCGGGTGGAAGAAGCGGAAAAAGAGGCCAAAGCGGAAAAGCTACGCGAACAGATGGAAAGCGCCAAAGGCAAAAGGCGGATCCAATTAGCCAACGAATATAAGGCCGTCGTCAATGAGATTTACGACGAGCGGAAGCGACAACTTACTGAGGAACTACGCATACAGGAAGGCCAAAACAAACTAACGACAAACAGTCTGGAAGACATCGACAAGGTGAACCAGCTGAAGGCCTCTCTGATCAAATTGGACACGGATCGGGAAAAGGAACTGGGCGCTATAGACAAGGCGGCGCGTTCCGGCTCCGGAAGAGGGAACAAGGATGCAGAAAAGGCACTTCGCGAACAGCAGGAGCGGCTCAAACTGCAAAAGGCCTACCAGCGGGAATGGGAGAATAACCAACTCGAGTTCGCCCAAAAGCAGATCGACCTGCTGAATGACAGCTACTACAAACAACGCCAGCAGGCCGAACTGAATAAGAAGAAGGAACTGGCTGCCATCAAACAGCAGGAGGAGGATATGCTGAAGGCCAAACGAGAGGCCTATGGCAAAAACGCAACCCTCTCGAAGGAAGAAACGACCTACTTCAAAAACCTCGTCGATCTGGCCGAAAAGTCTTATAAGAAGTCCGCGGCTGAGATTGATGAAGCCGTCAACGGCGCATTCAAGGAAGGGCGCTTGCGCTTTGCCGATGAGCTGGCCGTGCAGCTGGATGACATCGACAACTACTACAAAGAGCGGCTGCGGATGGCGGAAAACAATGAGAAACTGATCGCCGAACTCACTGTTGCCAAAGAGAAAGAGATCACCCTGGCCAAAAACAGCTACACCGCGGAGATGCTCAATTATGACATTGAGATCACCCGTAAGCAGATGGCCAATGCGGAATCTTTCTATCGCTGGGAAGCCGATCGGCGCAAAAAGCAACTCGAGGAAGAGCGCCGGGTGCAAAAGGAACGTATCCGGCTGATGGAAGAGCGGTACAAGCTCGCACCCACGGACAAGCTGGCTAAGGAAATCGCCCTTGCCCGCGAGGAACTCGAAGCCCTGAATAAGGAACTCGGACGTATCCCGACGCAAAAGCTGTCCGAGGTGCTCGGCGCCTTCGGGCAGATGGCCGCGGCGCTGGGCGGACTGAGCGGCAGCGTGGGTCAGGCCTTCGCGGCAATCGGTTCGAGCCTCGCCGCCGCCGGTGAGATGCTTTCCCGCGACATGGATACGACACGGGGCAAGGTGGGCGCCATCAGCACGGCCATCTCGGGCACAGCCACGCTGATCAATATGATCACCGCGGCGGCCGAAAAACGCCGCGCCGTGGAAAAAGAGTTCTACAAAAACGCCATCGCCTTTGCCCATGAATATGCCCTGTCGCTGAATGAGCAATTGCGCCTGCAAAGCAAGTCGGGCGCCTTTGTGCGCAACTACGCCGGTGAGATCAAAGACAGCTTCAAAGCGCTGAATAAGGCGATGGATGGTTACTCCGATGCCATCGGCAAGCTGCATGAGGGGCAGGCCAACGTCGACCTGCGCAACGTAGTCGACGGCAACAACGTAGTCAAAGGGGCGGCCACGGGGGCACTGGCCGGCGCGGCCGTGGGCTCGATGATCGTCCCTGGCATCGGTACGGCCATCGGCGCCGTGGTGGGAACAATCGGCGGACTGCTTGCGGGCATATTCAGCAAGAAGAAAGACAAGGTCACGGATGATCTGATGAAGGTTTTCCCGGGGCTTGTGGACGAGGCCGGCAACCTGAATAAAGAGCTGGCGAAAACACTGATCAACACCGATCAGGTAGACGATAAGACGAAGCAGCTGCTTCAAAACGCCCTCGACTGGCAGGATGCCGTCAAAAAGGCGGAGGAAAGCCTCGGCGAGATCGCCACGAGTCTGGCCGGCGACATTGGTAACAACCTGCGCAACGCCATCGTGGGAGCGTGGAAGGCGGGCGAGGATGCCAGTAAGGCCATGTTTGCCACGGCGTCCGATTCGCTCGAGGGCTTTATCACGCAACTACTGTATTCGGCCATCTTTTCGGACGTGTTCGAGGATTTCAAGAAGAACCTCGTCGAATCGCTAAAGCCCGGAGGCGATCAGGATGTACTCGACGACTTCGATAAGCTGATGGAAGAGATGACCAAGCGCGACGACCGATACATCGAGCTGCTGAATAAGGTCAAAAAGCGCGCGAAGGAGCGCGGCTACACCAAGTTCGGCGAGAAAGATGATAAGGCGAAGGACGGCCGCACGGGCACAACGAAGGGCATCCAAAGCATTACACAGGACACGGCTACGGCCATCGAGGGCCGTCTGACGGCGCTGCTGATCTATCAAGACGCCATCAAACTGTCCGTAGGGGGGATCAATCAGACCCTTGTGGCGGGCGTGGCCATACTGACAGAGATACGTGACAATACGGCCTACTGCCGGCGCCTCGAGCAGATCGAAAGCGGCATTGGCAGTATGAAACGCGAATTAGAGACAATCAATTCCCGCGGGGTGACCCTGCGAACAGCATAACGGATAAGACGGAAATGAAAACGAATATCTACATCGATGGAACGGACGCCCGGGCGGCCTTTGGCGTGTGGGTGGTACGGGGCGGATACAACGACCTACTAACTTACCCGGCTATGAAAGAGCCGGCCGCCAATGACTGGCCGGAACACGACGGGATAGAGGTAGATCTGAAGGCGCCCAAGCTGCAACCCCTTACGGTGGGCATTGACTGCGTGGCTTCCGGCCCCAAGGCCGACGTCCGCGGGTTTGTGGCGGCGCTGGCCCAGCCGGGCTATCGGTCTATTCTTTTCCCTTCCCTCGGGCGGACATTCCGCCTGCGCCTCTCGGGCGGCGACGAGCTGCGCGATTACGGGCCGCTGCAATCGTTCCGCCTGCTGTTTGAGCTCGACGAGCCTGAGCACACCGATGCAACCGTATGGCAGTCGCCGGGCGTGCACGTCATCCGCTCAGCTTACACCCTCGACGGCGTCAATCTGGCCGATTACGGCGTGTTCGTCCAAAAGGGGCGAGACAGCCTACTGCGCCCGGCTGAGGTAAAACAGAATCTCACCCGGGAGATCGCCACCCGCGACGGCCGCATCTACGACACTGGCATCGTGCGTTTCAATGCCAAAGAAATAGCGTTGAAATGCTGCTTAAAAGCCGTTTCAACGGCGGCCATGTGGAGCTGCCGAGACGCCCTGTTCGGCCGACTCACGGCACCGGGCGAGCACACATTGAACTACCGGGGAAAGGATTACCCCGTGTTTTATCGCGAATGTACGGGCACGCGGCTCATCGCCCTCCGGCCCGGCTTCATCCTGTATGAGTTTGAACTGAATTTGACGGTGATCCGATGAAAATCTACGATAAAAAGGATGTGCTGATCCTCGATGTCGAGCCGGACGATAGCAGCTATGCCGAGGATCGGATCCATCAGACAAAGCTGCTGACGCTCTACTATTCCCTGCCTGAATATGTGGAGATCCCGGAAGGGGCCTACACCGATTTCCGGGGTACGCGCTACCGGCTGGAAAGCGCGCAAAAATTCATCTGCCACGGCGACCGCAACTTCGAATACACCGTGACGATGGAAGGCCCAGAGGCTGCCCTGCGTAAGTACAAAGTGCGCGACACGACGATTCAAAACCTGCTGAAGTTTGCCTATACGGCCAAACCGCGGGCACACTTGGAGCTGATCGTGAAGGCACTTAATCGCAGGGATAGCGGCTGGACGGTGGGCGGCTGCATTGAGGCGACGGAAAAGACGCTTTCATACAGCCACACCTCCTGCGCCGATGCCCTGCAAATGCTGGCCGATGAGTTCAAAACGGAATGGGAGATCCGGGGCAAAGCCATCTACCTGCGCCGCGTGGAATACAACAAGGCCAACCCGCTGCGCCTGCGTTACGGGCGAGATTGCGGGCTGAAGCCGGGCGTATCGCGAGACAATTTCGGGGCAAAGAAGCCTTGCGAGATCCTGCTTGTACAGGGCGGGCGGAAGAATATCGATGCCTCGACCTATGGCAGTGTGGAACTGTTGCTTCCAAAGTCGCAAACGATCGCTTTCGATGGGACGAAGTTCGTCGATGAAGCGGGCTTCAACGCCGCCACGGCGCGCAGCTACAAAACGGATGCGACAGGTACGGAGATCACCCGTGCCGACCGGCCGCTCCTGACCTTTGTCGAGGATAGCATCGACCTGTCGCAGATCTACCCCAAACGCGTGGGCACGGTCTCGTCCGTCGAGATGATTGCCGGTAAAGATGGCCATGTGAATTACGACATCATCGACAGTTCCATCCCCGAGGCACTCGACTACAACAAGGCGCTGATCGCGGGGCAGACGATGAAAGTTATTTTCCAAAGCGGCAACCTCACCGGTCGGGAGTTCGATCTGAAATATAAGCACGACGAGCGCCGCTTCGAGCTCGTGCAAACTACGTACGACGGCATCGCCATGCCCGGCGGCACAGTCTACATCCCCAAGGTGGGTGACACCTACGCCGTATTCGGTTGCTCGCTGCCCGACGCTTATGTGTGCGACAATGCCACACGGACGGGCGCCTCGTGGGAGATGTTCCGGGAGGCCGTGCGGGTGAAATATGAAAACGAAGTAGAGCGATACACCTTTTCCGCTGAGCTGGATGAGCTGTATGCCGACCGTCACTGGATAGAGATCGGCAGCCGCATCGTCAAAGGTGGATTCGTGTTGCTCGAGTCAGATAAGTACGCCCCCACGGACGGCCTGCTGATCCGTATCACTGGGGTACGCACACCGGTGAACACCCCGCGCCGCCCCCAGTTCGAGCTCTCGAATGTGGCATCGCCGGGCAGCGTGTCGGGGCAGCTGGGTAAGATCGATCGCAACGAGGTAACAACGGAAGAGGGCTTCCGGCAGCTGCGCCACGAGACGGCGCGCACCTATGAGCATGCCAAAGAGGCGCAGGATATGCTGGAAAAGGCGTTGGACAATTTTTCGGCTGGCGTCAATCCGATCTGGGTGCGCACGATGTCCGTATTGGTGGGCAACGAGTATCAGCAATTCATGTTCGTCGACAACCGGACGGAGACGCAGCGCGAAATCATCCCGCTGTTCGAGATGAATAATGAGACGAAGGTGTTCACGGCCCCGGCTGCCATCCTGAAGCATATGACGATGGGCATCAATAAGACTTCATCGGCACACAAAGCGACGGATTACAAGTATTGGGATGTGGCGGGCTACACCTCGCCCTTCCTCGGGGGCGAAAAGTCGGCCTTTTACCTCGTGGCCAAATGTGCCAAAGGGGGCACGTCGGGCGAGTTCCTGTTGCAAGAGGTATACAAGTATGACCCGGGCGATGGGGCGTCTACGGACGCCGGCGAAGTTTACCCGGGTACATACCGGGGTGGGGAACGCAGCTTCGCTACGGCCTATGGCTACACGGAAATCCTACCCGGACAAATGCGCATCCGCAACATCATCAGCCCCGACGGCCGGACGTATTTCAACGTGGCCGAGGGGGTGATCGGTGGGAATATCCGCATCGAATCGGGCTCCGTGGGATACAGCAACCTGACGGACAAACCGGATCTCTCGATCTATGAGACGCGTTCGGAGTTCAAGGTCTTTGCCGATCAGATCCGCGGTGAGGTGGGGCGTATCAATGTCACGGCCGGGGGAACAAAGGATCAGCTCGCGGCGCTGCAAACGTGGTCGCAAAATCAGGTGAACAGCCTGCTGAATCGGCAAGCAACGTCCGAGGATAAGATCTTCCGACTGCAAACGGCGGGCTTTATAACCACCGCACAAGGTAATGCGCTCTACGCTTCCGCGCAGCTGGCCAACGGGGACACGATCGCCTCGTACATCACCCAAAGCCCCACGGCGATCAATCTCATATCGCAAAACATCTCCCTCACTGGTCGCGCTGAGTTCAAGAGCCTGCAATCGCAACTCAATACGCAGCGGGAAAAGATCGATAACAAGCCAGACAGCAGCAGTCTGGGCAGCCTCGCCTGGAGAAACAAAATCGGGAAGGCAATGATGGATGAAACGATCATTGATGGGGGGTATATCAAAACGAGTCTGATCGACACGAACAATTTGATCGTAAAGAAGGCTGCACAAATTGGTGATTTTATAGTGAGGGGTGGTTCTCTCACGGTGGAACACTATGGGGATTATGAACGATCAAAAGGAATAAGTATTAGTCCGAATGGCGGTGTCGATGTCAGAGATGGGAATTACGGATATACGAGAATCAGAGGCGGTGAGATCAGCGTAAAGCGGACGAATGGCGGGGGAACGGTATCCATGGGCGGCGACGGCTTTAGCTATGAGAAGGGGGGCGCAGGGTTTTATGTCAAGATCTCCCCATTCCTCGGAGAGTGGCAGCCTCGCCTCCGTCTCAATATGGGGCCACTACCCCATGTGAACACGGTAAAGAAGGAAGGTGGGAACACCTTCAGGCAGCTAATGATCGAAGAAAACAAGTGGATCGTTTGCTGGGAATGACACAAACGAACAATCAAACAATAGACAATATGAAAAGAATCGATTTCAGCAGAATCAAATTGGAAGTAGAGCCCGGGCGCTTCGAGGTGCTCGACCAGCGACGGGCGTTTGGCAATGCCATCTATGTGCCGTCGCTGGCGCCGGTGACGCGTTTGTCACACCGCGAGCGTCACGAGGCGCGCCGTCGGCTGATGGTCGCACGCTTCTATTACTGGACAGAGCTGCGCCGACGCCGCTTTGACGACGTGATGCAGATCCTGTCCGAGAGTGAGTTCTTCGTCGACGAGCGGACGGTCACGAACGTACTCCGGGCACTCAGCCGTTACCTTTCCGAGCTCTGTGCTCGTGGCGAGACGGCCGCCGATCTCCGCCGTGCTTATCCCTCGTGGAACTGGGAGGTAGCGCCTGCAAAGAACCGCCGATTTTAACCGTTAAAACCGCCTGAATCCGCGGTTCTTTACACGCCAATTTGCGGGGCGTCTGAGCGCCCTTCACCTTTGCCGCCGAACAACGAATCAACGAACAACTAACAACTAACAACTAACAACTAACAACGAACAACTAACACCTAAACACCTAAACAAACCAACAACCAACGGGGCTTTAGCCCCCAACAACCAACAAACATCAGTATGGACAAAGATTTAGAGATTAAGACCGTCGGGCAGACGAA